AAGGAGGATAAGAAATGAAGTTTTTCACGATTGCGGAATTATGCCGTAGTAACACGGCCGACCGCTTGGGAATAAACAACAGATGTAGACAGGAGCATGTGACTGCTCTGACTGCCTTGGTGGATAATGTGCTTGATCCATTACGAGAATGGTATGGCNNNGGGAAGCTGCTGATATTGACACTGGGGACAGACAGCAAAACAAGCTGTTGTTTGAGTATATCCGGAAGAATCTTCCCTATGACCAACTCATTGATGAGTCTAACTTTGCTTGGGTACACGTCAGTTACCGGGCTGATGGGGATAACAGGAAACAAGTGCTAAGTTTATGAAACGGAGAATTTATATATGGATAACGATAGCGATAATGATTTTGCTTATCTTTTCATGCAAGACTAGATATGTTCCTGTAGAGATTAAGACAACGGAAACAGTGGAAGTACATGATACCACCATAACAGAGAGATTGGTACCATATAAAGATAGTATTGCAGTACGTGATACAACATCTTTCCTGTCCAATCCTTATGCATATAGCTGGGCTCGATATTCAGGTGGAATATTGCAACATTCGTTGGGAATATGGCCAAATTCGGTACTTATAGTAACTGTTCCTCATTATATGACGGTAACCAAGCGAATCGAAGTGCCTGAGATTGTAGAGGTGGAGAAGAAATTAAACTGGTGGCAAAAAACAAAAATAGAGATAGGTGGATGGTCTATGATAATGAATATATTGCTTGTGTCTATGATGATTGTCAGATGGTTAAGAAAGAAAGGAGGTGCCCGTAATTTATAGATTGTATTTTTTTTCAATTCAGTCTTTCGTTATAACAAAAACCTTCGGCGGTCCGGATTGTAAGAAAAGGACCGCACGCTCCTTATCAGGTAGAAGTCGCTAAGGAGAAACAATACGTCGGAACAAGAATTGTTTTGCGGTCCCAGACTGCTTAACAATTTTCCGACGTATTTTGTTTATCCAAACAGTGATTATTATATGAAAAGTGATGAAATATATAAGGATGTATTGCAGGTTGTCGCTTCAGTGACGGGAATATCTGAAACAGGTATTATACATAGCAATAAAGAAGAGTGTGCGAATGCCAGATATCTTCTTGTGCGTTATTTAGCCAAGATTTTCTCTGACACGGAGATAGCGTCATTGACTAACAGAACCAAACAGGCTGTCGGCTCGATGCGGCGTAATGCTAAAAAACAAAGGGTATGGATTGTGGAAAACAATTGGAAAGAAATAGTAAACAAACTGGAAAATAAATATTTTATCTGCAAGTAACTTATTCCGTAATTTGCCTTTGCGGTCAATATTGACCGTGATATGTAAAATCATAATTATGGATAATGTAACAGGAATGAGCATCCAGGAATACGCCGCAATGCGTGAGCTGGAGTGCGAACACAAAAAGGGATGGGGCGCTACCGCTGCTATCTGGGTTATCGCTGCTGTGATTGTTATTGCTTTCTTCGTGTACAGTTGGCATAATAACTGTAATGAAAAAGTACAATTTGCAGTAGGGTTGGCTAATCTGACAGGACGTGTTAACTGTATGGAACCTGATGTTCGTTGGGCTGGGCAGCAGTTGTATGCTGCTAACGGTGCAATTTCCGCTACCGTTCAGGGAGTGGGCGACATGAAGGCCAATTTCGGTGAGCAGCTGTTCCAGTTGAACAAGGAAGTCTTCTACAATGACGGTTGTGGCTGTGGCCGTGGCAGAAACGGAGGTTGTGGCGGTTGTGGAAACCGTGAGTTCCGACAGACATCTACATATAACTTGGCCAGTACCAATGTTACGGTGGATGAAACTTGCCGCAATTGATTTCGTGAGGGTGGGGATTCCACCCTCATTTATTATTAATCGTAAAAAAGCTGGACTATGTTTAAATCAAGAATAGAAATTAGGGAGTTTGCGGTAAGACAGGCTGTTGAGTTACTCGGCACTGGTAGTCCTCAAAAGGATATTGTCGCAAAAGCTAGAGATATTGAAGCCTATATAATAGGAGAGGCCGATTTGCCGGAAGTTTACAATGATACGGAAGCCATCAACGGTATTATGGGAAGTGCGATGCAGATGCTGCAAGGCATATCCTGTTCGGAAATTCCGGTAGAGGATAAACCTGCCAAAAAGAAATAAGAGATGGGGGTGTCCATGTTTCAGTCAAAGAAACCGCAGACAGAGTTGAAGTTTACGACACGTGCGGAAGCGTTCAGTTACATGCTTATGTATATGACTGAGGAAAAACATGCGGATCCGCTGGAGGCAGCGCAGAAAGCCAATGAATTTGCAGACATCTTCGCCAAGAACATGGGTATCCCTCTTAAAATAGAGCCGGAACCACAGGGTGTCGATAAATACCTGTCAATGGCTACCAAGATTGCTAATTATATAGAAGAACATCCTAAGGTGGTTGAATACGGCGTTCCGGCTTTGACATTCGTTGCCGGTCTGTTCACTGGGAAAAAAGTGGAGCAGGCCAATGATAACATGTATGGGCAGCGTCCGGTACCGCCTCAACCGCAGGAAGAGATAGATTTTGATAAAATACCTGATTGATTATGGCATTAAGGAAATTATATATTGTGGTGGATTGCGAGAACGACGAGCAGAAGGAAGCTGTTCAGACCGCATTCAACGAATTGTCTAATACGCGGGCTTTGACCAGCCGGACGGTTATCAGCATGTATCCGTTTTTCAAGAAACATCGTGATGATCTGTTTGAGCTGTTCAATATGGTCAAGACGGGTGGTGTAAAGTCGCTATTGTCTGTAAGAGGTGGAACATTGATTAATAACTTAAGAAAGGGGTGATTATGAGAGTGGAAGGCAAATGTATAGGTGATTGCAGCAAGTGTCAGTTGCTGGCAAATGGTGAGGTGGATATGATTCCGTGCATTCTTGACCAGATTTTTATTCGGACAAGGAAAATCGAGAAAGAAAACGCTTTTATCAGGAGAAGTCTTGACTCCATGATGCAGGACAGAAATACAATCCAACTTGCCGGTTTGAGTGATAACGAAGATAAAACAGATTGATTATGAAGTATACATTCAAAGAAATGTTGGACGATGCGAAAAGGGCGGGTCTGACAAGTGACAAGGTCATGATGCGCAGTGCGGAAAGCATGAGCGAGCTTCTGTGCCTTGTGAAGGAAGAACATCCGGAACTGTACTGGAAATTTATGCGTGAGCAACATGGAATCATGTATGGTAATCATTACAATGAAGCTTTTGCGATGTTTGATGTCGGCATGATGAGGTACATTGATAGGGATGGAAAGAAATGTGAGGGTGCGCACTGGACGGCGGAACAGATAGAGGCAAGTACCCGGATGATGGGATTTCCGGCTGGGACTACGAAATGGGACAAGTATGTAGCGTTCAATGCCTTTTATTCCGATCTTTGTACAGTTTATAATGATGAACAGATCATTAAAGGTGCTCATAAGTTCTATTTTGAGGATCAGGACTGGGGGGACACAACAAAGATTTGGGATTATGTGTATTGCAAGAATGCAATGGTCTGATTCTTTGTAACAGACGGTTTGGGCTTATCAAAAACCGAACCGTCTGTTTTTGATAAGCACTATGATTCCAGTTTTTCCCGTATTTCCTTCAGAAGCCGGAAAGAGCCTGCCATCTTGTAATTCCCAAGATTCTGTTCTGCCTGCATTATAAGGCTTTCTACTGTCAGAGGGAGATCGGGAGAAAATGCGGATTTGTTGATTTGTAATGTTTTCGGTAATTCTCTCGTATTAAACCATTCCACCATTTCCCTTAATTCTTCCTCCGAGTAAGCTTCGTGTGTTTTTGTATTTTTCATAATGGTCTTGTTTTTGATTTCCGCAAAGATACGAAATTGAAAGCAAATCACAATTATTCTGTATTACTTGTAGAAGATTCAGGAGTGTGTGAACGTATCAAAGATCTGGCTATTGCAAATTCAGATTCCGCACCGGCATTCTCATTAATTGAAATATGATAGAGACCGGCTGCATAATATGCCAATGCTCCTGCATATTTGTTATGAAGGTTGATTTCTCCGTTTTCAGAGATTGAAGGAGTTGGAATATACCTTAGGCTGTATCCCCCCTGTTCCTTTACCGCATGGGCAATGATTGACCTCATGGTATCGTTGGTGATGAATGCTACCGGTATTGAGGGACCATTACCTACACCGGGAGCTGATGAATATTGTGCGCTGTATAGTGGCGAATTGTCCGGATATAACATAGTGACCGGATATCTCCATCCGGTCAGGTTCACACTGACAAACCTGATATAGTCCACAGGTATTTTGATGTTGGCAAAAAATAAACCGTCAGGACGTTGCTCAAATGAGATTGAGGATGAGTCCTTCATTTCCGAAGCTTCGGCCATCACCCCTTCGTTATTCATCAGTGCGAGTAGCGCGAGCCTGATGAACTCTTTCAATGCCTCATCGGTCTCAATTGTGAAACTGTCTTCTTCCGTCGCGCTCTCGTTGATGATTGTGCGTAAAGTCTTTAGTATATCTTTAACTGGTATCATGAGGCTTAGTCTAATGGATAATTGGGAAATTGTATGCCGTGTTCCTTGCATAATGAGGACAGAGTCTCCTTGTTGCCGCATTGCGAGCGCGGGGCTTTGAATCTAACCTCAAAAAAATCCTTCGCTTCAAGGAATGAGGTCACATTTTCAATATCCTCCTGTATGTCTCTGTCTTCCTGAATAACTTCTTCTTTTTCTCCAGTCTGCTCTGTGCTTCTGGATTCTTTTTCCTCCTGGTTGGAAGATGCCGGAGGTATATAGGTGCACATCCGTTTCCCAAGGATGCTATATCTCTGTTTTACCTCTTTTTCCTGTAATACAGAATTTTCTTCATTTTCGTCATGTATTACATCTTCATCTTCTTCTATTATTTCGGTAATGCGTCCTTCCCGGTACCACTTGTGCGCCCTGATTTTCTCTGCCAGTTCTCTATCCGTTGTATGATAGGTTGATTTGCCACGGAAAAAGGCGGAGAAGTTGATGTACATCATCCGTCCGCAGTGAATGACAGCGAATGACAATGAGGAGTTCGCAACAAATTTATAAAGTTTCTTCATACATTTATAATAATGATGAGGTGGATTTCTCCACCTCTGATGATGATTAAGTTCTATTATGCAGCCTGGGATTCAGGGACCGGAATCTCAACATATTCCGGAATGGACAGACGCGCGTGGGCATCTGGGAATCCGAGCGTCCAGCAGGAGAACTCTTGCATGACAACAGCGTCACTGTTACTGATGAACAGTTCCTTCAGGTTGTATGTGCTACGCTCCCAGTTTTGGAATACCCATTTGTCAAGATATTCAGGATCGAGAGAGAAGCCTCTTCCGTTGAATCCCCAAGCGTTGAACAGGTCATGGCGGTAAAACAGAAGTTTTGTTCCCATGCTTTCGAATGACTGGAAGTCAAGTCTCCATTTGTTGTAGTCACGTTCCGGTTCGAAGATGCGTGTGCGGTTGTTGGTTTTGATCTTGCATAATGCTGCATAGATAGTATTGTCAACAAACACAAGTTTTGTTCGGCTTCCATTACCGGCACCTTCAATGATGCGTCCTACAAGGTCTACAAGCTCGTCCTCCGAGATTACATATTGCTGCACATATTTTCCTTCTTCCACCACAGGATTTCCGGCAGAGTCAAGCACTTTCTCCCAATGTCCGATTTCAAGGTCTTTTCCGGCGCGGTACCAGATACCTTCGCAAGTATATACATTGCCTTGTCCGTTCACCGCATGTTTGCTCTTGATTCCGAACAATCCGGAGGCTTCCATACCGATACGCATGTCCTCCATTGCCATCCGTTCCACACGTGTGAATGACCATTCCACTTCGGTCTTGCTCAACCGGTCATAGATAGTCTGCTCTACCTGCATGATAAAACGCTGGCAATATTGTTCGTCCGGAGACGGAAGCTGGTAATATCTTCCTGTAGACACGTCCTTCTCGGCGGCAGCACGTCCCATTCTTAGAAGGACGGTACCCTTTGCAAGGGTAGGAATAAGATAAGGGTTCTTGTTGCTTGATTGTTTCCCGTTTACAGCATAGACAAGCGGAAGGTTGGTCTCACTGTTGATTGCGTGCACGCGCAGCATCAACGGGTGTTCAGGATCCACTTCATCGGTACCGGACTTGTAACCGGAAACAAATGTCCCATCAGCGTTCAGGACAAGAAGTGTGTCCATTGCACCCACTATGTTGTTGTCCTCCAGTTCTATTGCCTTCGGGGTCTCGGTAGTCATGGCTTCAAGCTGTTTCGCAAGAGTGGCCCGTAGCGGACGCTGTCCGACACTGTAGTACTTGATTACGATGCTGTCCGATTTGTTTGTCGCCCCATGGCGCAGAATCTGATCAATAGGCGTGCCGGTAAACTTCATCTCGACAATTGTCTTGTCGATCTGCTTCACGTACCATTCCGCGTCCATGATTTTCTCGTTCTTTGTTACGGAACTTTCCCCGCCTACTACCTTTCCGCCATCCCCTAGATCCTGGACTGAGCCTCCGTCCGAAGCATCGGCGGCACATGCATAACCTCCCCCGGTCGCTCCGGCAAGGAACATGAGCAATACGGAAAAGAAAAATTTGAATGTTGATTTTAACTTTTTCATTGTTCTCGATTTGTTTTTAAATTTATAAATAAAAGTTGTGATATGAGCCTGAAAGCGATAGACGATTAAATACGTCTCTTCATGTCTTTATAACGTTGTAGGGTAGGATCCTCCACTTTTTCCTCACCTCCTCCGTTCCCGCCTCCTCCAAGGTCCGTCGGAGCTTTTTCCGCAAGATTCCTGTGTATAGCTCCCGGACGTGCGGTACGTCCCTGTTTACGTCCTTCCTCTCGGGCGGCTTCTATTTCCATGTCCATATTGAAGGCATGGATGATTCTTTTCCAGTCTTCCGCATCCAGTTCGTGCCGGATAATTTTATGAATGATACCGTCTGTATCCTGTGTTCCGTACAGCCATTCCAACATGGAAACTACATTCGCCTCATCAACATTGACCTGCCGCACAGCTTCTGTCAGTGCCTCATCTGTCTTGCGCAGCTTCTCTTCCGCATCTCTTTTTCTTTTTTCCTCATCGGCCGCCTCCTTTATCCGGGCTGCCTCTTTTTCTTTTGCCTTCTTGATGGCTTCCTCTGTTGTTGCGGCCTCCCTGATATCATCTCCGTAATTGGTTATCAGATATTCTACAAGAGAGAACGGCTCGCCGTTTTCATCCATGCCGCTTGCCAGACCGGTCAGGATGCCGGCGGCTCTTGAATCTTCCGCAAGAACCTTGTTGAGGTTCTCTCTCTGTGATTCACTGTCGTCATAGCGTCTGAAAGAGTCATCAAGGAACTCGCCGACAGCGAGGTCGTCCTCAAGGTCGAGGTCCGGTTTTCTGGATGAAACAATGTCTCTCCATGATTTTCTTTCTTTTTTTTCTTCCATGATATGTCATTGTTGTCTTATACTGACAAATTTAGCAGTATTTGTTCAAGCCGGATTGATATAATGCAATCTACAGGAAGTACATTCGCCATCATTAAAACAGGAGGTCACATGAAGCACAAGGGAAATATCAGCGAAATACAATTGATAAGGAACAAGGAGATTGTACGTACATTCATCGAATTGAAAAAGACCTGTGCGTTCTCCTACTACAAGGATATATGCAAGGAGATTGCGGGCATGAAGGCGAAGCAGCATTATGTCAGTGAGGACCGGGCTTACGTGATCTTATACAGATATCTGACCGAAGGCAATATACCTGATTGCAGTCTGTATAAATATGAAATGTATTCCAGTCTGATCCGTTGTTGCCTTGATATCATGAAAAAGAAATCGGAAGCGAATCTCCGTCTTATCGTAAGACTTGCGATAGAGAGGCCTTCCGATTCATTCGGGATAAGTCCTGACCGCATACAGCATATTTTGTGGAAAGCTGGAATGAAATAGGTGTACCGCTATGAAAATGAGATATTCCATGGGGCTTTACTTGTGCATGGCCGTGTTATTGCCGTATCATGAATTCCTGTCAGGAAGTCACTGGCTCTACATGTTCGGACATGCCGGATGGTTTCATTATCTTTTGAACGGGATGGCATGGGCTTTTCTCTGGAAGGTGATAACCCCTGCACGGACGCTGACCGCATGGCTGCTCGCTGTTGGAATATCATTTTTCATTCCTTCCGGTAGCCCTGTGATCGGATGGAGTGTCATTATCTACTACTATACGGGTTTGTGCCTGTCCTCCATGGATGGGGGAAGGCGCAACAGGCTGTTTGCCATAACCGCTCTCGGTTTCTTTATGCCACATATTGCGGGCGGATATCATGCGGCTATGCTGACGGCCGGATGGATATTGCGTAAACTGGAGGTTGGATGGCAAAGAACATTAAAATAAACCATATAGAAACTCTTTTCTCAGCTGTTGTCATAAGGAACGCGGAAGAGATGATCCGCAGGAACCGTGAACGGGAAGCGGAACTTTTCAAATCCTATAACCCGTTGACGGGGGAGAACGCTCCTGGAAAACGGAGGAGGATATGTCTGGATGATTTTGTAAATTCATCTGTTTTCCTTCCTGTTGAGATGTTCTCCATCGGCTTTATCTATAAACTGGATCTTGCCGGAAGCATAGAGGAGTTCTGTTGGCAGACCTACGGGGAGTACAACGAGGATCTTCGTAATACTGTTATTCAGGAATTTCTCCGTTACTGGGCCAAATACGACTTTTATTTCTATTGTTATGCGTATGCGCGCATCAAAAACAAGGAAGGAGGGGAGGATGTGCCTTTCCTGCTACGTCCGGCGCAGGTAAAGCTGGCTGAGACGTTTGAAAGGATGCGCCGTGCCGGTAAGCCTATCCGTGTCATATTGTTGAAGGCTCGCCAGTGGGGGGGATCCACATGCACACAGATATACATGTCATGGATACAGATAATGCATGTGAAGAGCTGGAACAGCATCATTGTCGGACATCAAGGGGACAGTGCGGCTGAAGTTAAGGATATGTATGTCAAGCTCATAACCCAACTTCCTGAATTTCTTTTTTATGAAGAGGGGGTGGAGTTTGACGGCTCTCTTCCGAAGATCAAGGGAGGAGGAACTTCCAACATAAGCCTTATACCTTCCCGGAACTGCAAAATCAAGACGGCAACTGCGATGAATCCAGAGGGTGCCCGTGGTGGTGATTCGGCCATGGCGCATTGTACGGAGGTGGCGTTTTGGCCTCAGACGGAAAAGATGGATCCGCAAAAACAGGTGAAATCATCCTGTTCGGGAATCCTATACAAACCGTATACGATGATTGTGTATGAAAGCACGCCGAACGGGCAGAATTTCTACAAGGATGAATGGGATCGTGCCAATGGAACGGATGATCATGGGGAGAGGTTGTCCGCATTCGAACCGTTGTTTGTCGCATGGTGGGAGATAGAGGAATACCGTCTCGATCCGGAAGATATGCTGGAATGGGCCTGTACCCTGATAGAACGGCGTAACGACAAGTCCGGAAACTGGGACTATATGTACTGGCTGTGGACTATTGGAGCGACATTGCAAGGAATCTACTGGTACAGGCAGAAGATGAAGGAATATGCGGACATACAGGACATGCAGCAGGAGTATCCGTCCGATCCGGTGGAGGCATTTAAGTATTCCGGGCAGCTTGTATTTGACATTTATAAGGTGGAACAGCTCAGAAAGTTCTGCCGTGAGCCGGTATTCCAAGGGGATATTTCCGGAAAATCCCCGAAAGGTGAACAGGCTGTCGAAGGGCTGAAACTGTTCAGGCGTAAAGGAGGGGAATTGAAAATATGGGAGATGCCAGACAAGACATGGAGGTTGGAAAACCGCTACTTTGTGTCAGTTGATATCGGGGGGAAATATAGGACGAGTGATTACTCTGTGATTACTGTGCTGGACCGTGCGGATATGATGGCCGATAGCGGAGTGCTCAATGAGGACGCTGGACCGCGTGTGGTGGCGGAATGGTACGGGCATACAGATCCGGACCTGCTTGCGATCAAATGTGCGCAGATTGCGTCATTCTATAACAATGCTCTGCTCATTGTCGAGAACAACACGGCGTACAGTAAGCTTAATGATGTAGACACAGACAACGTCAGCGAATTGTTCTTTCCCATTCTTATCCCTCTTTATGATAATGTATATGCGCATAACCGGAGCGAGTTGGAAAAAAGGAGCCAGAAAGAAACCAGATGGGGATTCAATACCAACCGTAATACAAAGGTGGCCATTATTAAGTATATGGAACAGTGTGTGCGTGACAAACTGTGGATAGAGCGTGAAACCGGAATGATAAAGGAGCTGGGATGGTACATGAAATATCCGAACGGCAAATACGGCGCGCTTGCAGGGAAGCATGATGATCGGGTAATGAGCAGGGCAATAGGATTATACGTGAGCCGTTTTGAATGGGACAGATATCCGGTGAGGGTGTTGCCCACTATGGAAGAGAAAATGAATAACATGAAACGCCTCAACAGGTCGGCGACGGGTGCGGAGGCTATATTATATAAAAATTAGTAACATTATGGGAAAAATTAAGTTGTTTTTGAAGGCGGTAAAAAGCCTTGTGCGGAAACGCAGGATCGCAAGTCTGTGGAAGTCCAGCTTGTTGCTGAAAAAGGCGATAGAAGAGGCTGAGGAAAAGAATAAACAGGACGGAAGGCGTTATTTTGTCATATGGGATCCTGCACAACAGAAGCTCATCTCTATCACTTATGATTATTATAAGGACAGGTGGGACAGTTATAAATATCTTTTTCACCGGGGAAGGTTCCGTATGCGAATGAACCGAGGGCAGTTGAAAGAGATGTGCTTTTATTACACGAAAAGCAAGAACGGCTCACCTTCCTGTCAGGACGAGGAAAGAAAGGAGAAAATGATAGAATGGCAGAATTATTATCATCGTCTGCTGGTTAGTGACAGGATTCGTGTTATTTCTCGTGGCTGGAATTTAAAGTCATTATGGAAGAGGGTAACTTTGCGCTCAAATAAAATAGCACATAGGTATTAGTTTAAGGTTTTGGGGGCTCGGGCTTGTGAAAGTCTGAGTTCCTTTTATTATATACATTTCATTGTGAAGCTCTTGCTTATCTTTGAATAATAAAAAAATATATTTATATGGAAAGATTTGATTCTTGCTTTCATCCTCATCATGCATGTGATCCTCATCCGAATGAATATCATGAAAATATTCATTATACACCTGATCAGATTAATGCATTGCTGGGGCTTATTCCTTATAAGGCGGACAGGGCCGAAGTCCCCAAAATGGAGACGTTGAGCGATGTCAATTATATAGGTCATGTGGCAACTTCCGAAGCGTTGCCGGACAAGATGGAACAACCGTCATGGGCACTTGTCGGCAGTGTGAAGGAAACAAAGCCATACTTCTACTATGTTGAAGGATTTGTTCCTAAAGGATATCGGGCCGGATGGAATGATTTGAGCGATGTTCTGGGAACTTATGATCTCACAGTCGATAAGGTGAGCATCTTCGATTATAATCTGCTGACTGAATATAATGTAAGCCGTAATCATACCCAAGATACCCGGATATTCTCACATGATTGGAAGGAACAGAGATATTTCAGTGCATTTCCTGATTATGTTGAGGGGAAGAAATACAGACCCTGTGACCGTGTCAACATGCCGGAATACACGAAAACGTCGTTCGTAGCACAGCGAAGCACGTCCGAGGCCCCTTTTGTTGTAAAGAAGAGCAATGTGTTTACTTTTGAAGATGCCGTATCGCTTGTACCGGAGGAATACAGAATACCCGGCATGAAGGTCACGTTTGTTTCTGCTTACACCAATCAGGCTGAAACATGGTATTTTAAGGGAAATTCTGCTTCGCTTTGGAAAGACAAGAAAAGCTGGTGGAAGATTGATTTAGAGGCGGAGCGTAATGAGATTCATGCCGAAGAGGTATTCATTGAGAAGATGGAAGCACCGGAGATGGTGGCTGACAGGGCCATAGCAGATGAGAATGGCAACCGCATACCGGACACTTATCTTACACGCAAAGCTGTCAGACGTCACATTGAGGATACATTCAATGATATGTTCATCGATAATCCTCCCACCGTGATGGACGGGATGATAACGCCCGAGATGCTTAGCGAATCCACCAAACAGCTTATCGGCAACAAGAGCATAACCAATTTTGCGGATGATGAGGATATTACATCCGTTCACGGTCAACTGAAACTGGCTAACAAAAGATACGATCCGAACAATTACTCAGGGAAGGGAAGACGCTATCTGCGTAAGAACCTTGTGGCAGGGCGGAATATTCTGACTCAGTCCATGATGTGCTGGTCTGATACGATATATGTCATACAGTATGATTATGATTTGGAGGGGAAAACTATCACTATTCCTTCAAAATGTATTTTGGACTTTCAAGGAGGGGGATTTAGTAACGGTACTGTTGTTGGCGACAATACCAAAATTGAAGCAGGGCTGGAAAAGATATTCGGCAATATAACAATAAATGGTAGTTGGGATGTAGCTGCAGCTTGTCCTGAGTGGTTTGGAGCACTTCCGGATGGAGTACATGATTGTACTGAATCTATACAGGACACCATTAATAGTTTTGATATTGTTAAATTAAACAATGGAGTTTATTTTATAGGCGATACTATTCAGGTAAGAAGTAATATTACCTTGTTTGGAGAAAAAGGTAAAACTGTCATAAAATCTCCAATTACTAAGGAGTTTGATGTAAATGATTTACCAGATGCTAATACCCTTCCTTATATTTTTTACTCTGAAAAAGCCGTGAAAGTTCTATTTAGAGGGCTTTCTTTTATATTGGGGGATTACTATAATGGCATAGGTTTTAGGCAAAGTGTCAATGGGGATACGGATGAGTGGGATGCTAAAATATATGTAGAGAATTGCCATTTTGAGCATGGGTATAGAGCTGTAAGTATTGAAAGAACTTATAGAGAATGTAGAATAATAGATTCTATCTCATATTACGCTTGTGGTGACTACGCTTTTTTTATGGAAGGAACTGATAATTCTATCCATAATAGTACTGTTGGAAGTTGTCAACAAGGAGGTATTTATTTATCTCAAAATTCAAGGATGTCTAATTGTAAAGTTTTTGTGGCCAATAAAGCTTGGAGATATAAATACGACGCTGTTACTCCTAGAAGTAAATACGCAGTTTATGTAAGTGGTAGTTATTGCAATGTAACAGGATTGGATATTCAACAAAATTGTGCAAATGGTATTTATGTGGGAGGACATGATAATTATATTCAAGCTGTCCTGAATGCTAATGGATATCAGAGAGATAAAAAATCATCAGTATTATGTGCTAATGCCGTTTTGAAGTGTAGTAATAGTATATTAATATTTACTTCAACTACAGGTTTTTTAAATAGTTATGTATCTCATTATCTATATTCTGTAGGAAGCCCAGCTTATGCAGTTAAAGGTAATTATATAAATATAAATACACATGATGAACCAGGAGAAGATACTCCTTATGTGTTAAGCAATTTTTCAGCTTTTAACAATATAATATTCAATGGAGTGAATATAACTAAATGCCATAATCTCCCTGAGTATTTTGTTAAAAACAACATTCATTCAGAATATGTATCTAAGGGAGAAAGAATGTATGTTACAGTTGGTGCTGGTAAAGCGGTCTCTTTTGATTTAGATGTTACAACTTTTATCACACAATATACTGTTATACATCAGTATTTAACTTTTATAGTTAATCCGTCATTAGCAGTCGTAGATACACCCTTGTATGAAGTTGGAAGATATAAATTAATAGTAAATGTTAACAACATAGATTATACTCTGAAAACCGATATGTTCCAAAACGGGTTAGTATCAATAGAATCTATTAAATATTTATACGATATAATACCGGACCCGAAGGATTCACAGTGTAAATTAAGATGGGAATTAGCAAATACAAGTAAATCCGCTATAAACTTGGCAATTGATTACCCTATAATTGAAATATATAAAAATAATACAGGTTATGGAAGCAGTTATGAAACTAATATTATTCCGACGGATTTGAATAAAGATTTTTGTAAGGATAAGAAGGGAATTTATGGGAAAGTTGCAGATAATACTTATGATATTAATTTGGGGATTATAAAGTTTAATAATGCAATTTCTGATCCTCCGGAATCTTATGAATATATTAAGATAACTAAAGTTCCTACAAGTGGTTTTCGCTTTTTATATTCGACATATAGGATATTAACTGAATATTCTTTGCTATATGTAGATAATAAATTATATATACTATCTGATAGATACGATACTGGTAATGATTCTTTTTTAAATATAAGATGGATTTTTGATTCTGTTTCTTATACATTAGACATTTGGATTAAAGTTTCTTCAAAATATGGTAAATTGATAGTGAGAGATACTAAATGGGCTGCTCTTAACACTTATGAGTGGTTTCCTAAAAATACAGATCCATATCCGGTAGAGGCTGTTGATGCTGAATTTATTACCTCGGATATACTTGATTTGCCTAATACTTTAATTGGGATAAAAACCTATGATACGTTTGGAAATATATTAACTTGGTCTAAGTCTGATTGGTTAAATCCTGACGGAACTTTAGCGACAAAGGTTATTTTCGCAAGTAAATTAAATGATTTTATTAAAAGTAATACTATATATAATATTATCAGATATATAGATTTGGAAGGAAAAACTCTTACTGTTCCTGATAATAGTGTGCTGAATTTTATTGGAGGTACTATTGGAAATGGAACTATAATTGGAAATAAAACTAAAGTTATAAATCTAAATATTGATAGAACTATTTTATCAGGAACTTGGTTTGATTCAGGAGTCACTTCTAATAGGCCTACTAATGTTTTAGTAGGATTTCAATATTTTGATAGTACATTGTCAAAACCTATATATTATAAAGGTAATAATGAATGGGTTGACGCCACTGGTGCAACAGTGTAATAATGATAATTAAAATAAAAGCCATGTTACAAGAATATCAAATAAGAATGTTGGAAGAGTATAAACAACTTGATGACCGGGTGGAAAAGCTGGATAAGTTCATCAATGAATCTCCGGTATTTTTTAAGATGGAAGTACACAAACAAATGCTTCAGCATTGGCAGCTTTCGGCAATGAAATCGTATCGTGATGCCTTAAAGAAAAGATGTCTGGCAGAAGGATTTTCTCCGTTGACTGGGGATGGTATAGAATAAATGTCAATTCTATAAACTTTTTATTAAAAACATTATGGAAAATAACAACATACAAGATTCTTGCTGCAACGGCAAGTATGCTAGTATCAGGCAGATGGACAAGCTTGACGAAGTGTCGGGAAGAAGATTCCCTTTTTATCCCCGTACAGTGATACAGGCGGTACATGACGGAAGAACCGGCGCGCCGTTAGAAGCGATACTGGCACAGTATAACAACATTTATGTGCAGTTTCAGGGCACAGCGGTGCGTACGAGGAATATTGTTCCGAAAGAAATGAGACGCAAGGGTATTATTATATCATACGTAGACATGCTGGGGAATGCCATAACTGAGAAATGTGTGAATGATGCACAGAGGGACAACTTCCACTGGGGGCTTGATGTCAACTGGGTGCGTGTGGATGAACTCACACTTTCCGGAGATATTTCCGTATCGGTAAAAGGCACATGGGTAATCAATGGTGAGGATACCGGCATAGCTGCGCTGGGGCCCAAAGGAGATAACGGACTTACCCCGTGGCTTAAAACAATAGATAACAAGCTTCACTTCTCCTATGATAATGAAATATGGGAGGAATGTTCTGATTACATTGCGGCTTATTTCCGTTTTCAGGATAACAAATTTCAGATATCGCGGGAAAACAAGACATGGTCAGACCTTAGCGAAGAAGTTACAAACAGTTTGTATATTAAAGCTTATGTAACAGACAAGTCACAATATCCCAATCCTAAGCAGGGAGACATGATCATGGTAGGCCCCACCTATGCGGCCGATGATACGGAACACATCAAGCCCATATATAGGCTTCATGTGTATAATGCCAACGGATGGGTGGATAACGGGCCGTTCCAGTTCATCGCTGCCGGAGTGGTACAAGAACTGGGAGATAGTGAAACTGAGGTTATATCACAGAAGATTGTAAGTGAAAAATTTTCCGAGTTAGGAAATCAATACAAAGATTTCTCTTTAGTAAATGGAGAGAATATTCAATATGAGCTAATTGAAGGTAAATACATTAATAATGATGGCATTGAAAAGGAACTATCAAATTATTCTTATGCTGTAATATCAGAACTTACTAATATAATAGGCATTAATGTTTTTACTATAACTGGAGCAGATGCTCCATTTATTATATGGTTTGATTCAAATGATAAAATAATTTATAAAGTAATTGCGAATCAATCTAATAGTTCTTCTTACGTTCAGTCTTTGAAACCATTTAATGCTGCAAAGTGTATTGTTAACACTTATGGAGCTGATAACTTAATTGTAAAAAAATTATTATACTCTAATATAGATAATATTGAGGCTATTATGAACATCCAGAATATATATAACGGATATAATAGTTTGATTCAATCTGTACAGAATAGTAATTCATTGATTCGAAATCTTAATAATATACACACTATATCTGGCGCGTATTATAAGAATGGAGCAGGAAACATAGGTAGTATTGGGAGTTATTGTATAAGGAGGTATTTAATTCCCAAGGGTTCTACAAGCCTGTTCGTTAAAAAAGCAACATTTGGAGTAGCGTTTAATATATTTTTTGATAAGTATGATAATATTATATCTTCATTTGCAGGAGCAGAAAGCCTAGAAAAGAATATTGACATACCAACCAATGCTGTGTATATTGATTTTTCTGTAATTGAAAAAGATTTAATAGATATTATATTTAATCCAGAAATAAACACTTTTTTAGACACAAAATTGTTGGCGATACAAAATCAAATAGGATATGGAGATATTTTGAGTACAAAAAATATTATTAATGGACAATATTATTCTAATGCAGAGGGAAAGATTACGGAATTAGAAGTGTTTTGCATTGAACAGATTGAAATACCTCAAGGTACAACATCTGTTTTTTTTGACAAATTATCGTCAGGAGTGGCTTATAATCTAATAAGAGATATTGATAACAATATAATTGATAGTAAAAATGGAAAATTGACAGGTACTGAATGGGAGATAAGCAAAAATGCTTATTTGCTTGAAATTTGTTATAGTATTAATAATGGTAGAAATTTACATTTTAACCCAAGTAAAGGAATTATTAAAAGAATTGAACATTTATCTAAATTTAGTCTTTTAAGTGAAAGATGGAATGGGAAAAAAATTGCCATAGTAGGAACGTCTGTTGCGTTTGGAATGCTTGCAAAGAAATCATATGCTAAAGATGCTGCTGAAATACTTGGGGCAGAAATTGTATGTATGGCAATACCCGGTTTAGCGATTCATTGTGGTAAAAAAGAAGATGGAACATTATATCCTATAAATACATCAGGTTCTTCTGTTCTTTCAAAAGCGGAATACGATTTGGCAAAAGATTTAGGATATACAAGCATTGAAATACCAACAGAACCTATCAGTGAATGGGAAGCAGGCGGGACTTCCAATAGATATTATGCTACTTGGGAAAATATTTTTAATGAAGAAAATAAGGATGTTGATTTATGGGTATTTGCAACAATCCCTAATAATACTAATTTTGATAAAACTGATTGGGATTTATTTAAAAAACCTGACGTGGAAACTGCTTATGATGTAACTAAATGGGGGTATACAGATGATACAACATTCGAAGAACATAGGACTACATTTTTGGGTGCAATGCTATATTTAATTGATAAAATGTACAAACTAAATGAAAATGCAAGAATGATTCTTGTAATTGATAGTCTGTTTCAATATAAAAACGGGAAAGAAGCATTTCAATTACTTAATGACACGTTTGGCATACCAGTAATAGACTTATGGGGGAAAATGCAATGGGCAACTCCAGCTAAAAAAATATTGCTTTCCGAAGACGGAGCTGATAGACATCCAAGCGCATTTGCCCAAGATAAGATGGGTAAAATATTTGCAAATGAATTGTTGCTTGTAGAGTAACTAGAAAAGTTTTTTTGTAAATAAACCAACTGGCGCAGTCTGCCTCTGCGCCAGTTGGTTTATGTTTTAATATATTCCTATATACTCTTATTTGTTGGTTGGTTAAAATTAAATAATTTTTCAAAGTTTCCATCACTAAAGGCCGTTTCTAAGTTGTGTATCTTTTCGTCTCTTCCCTCTTTTAAAGAGGTTATATGTAGGATGTTTGCTGCAACATCCCAAGTCTCTAATCCGAATTTATTAAGATACTCTTCTACTGCTTTGTCTATACCGTCAAAATCATTTGTAGTGTCCAATCCTGCTACAATAATTGCTTTTTTCTCTGCACTGACACCAATACATTGAATGGAATCAATTCCTTTTTGCTTTACTCTATAGTAGTTGAATACAGTTGTCTCTTTGCCGTTTTCTTTCACTATCTTTTTCATGAAAGGTAGTTCTGGAGATTGTTCTGGTAAAACTACTAAATCCCAATTTACAGTTATTGTTTTACCAGGAATTTCAGTGAATACAGTATCAATACCATCCATATTGCTTGAAGAAACTGTTTTATTAGCTTTATTGCCACAACTAGCAAATACAGCTAAACATGATAAAAATAAAAATACATTTTTCATAATTATTAATTTTAAGATTTTCATAATCGCAAATATAGCGATTTGTTCATGAATGTAAAATATTTGCATGGAATTTATTATCTTTGCATCGCACATAGCGATGTGCATCAGGATTTGGACGGTTCCGATATAGTTTCGGGCCGTCCTTTGTTTGTTTTTACACTGACTGGCCTTGTGTATGTTTGTCCAATTATGACAAGGGCGGCTGTCTTTCCCAGATTGCCGCCCTTCCTGTCCAATAATGATTAGTAATTAGGTATAACAAAGGTACGCAAAGATATAAAACAATCTTATTAAAAACAACCTGTAATGTAAAATCTTGTGATTTATGTTGTAAATTACAATTATATGCGTATTTTTGTGCAAAAAATATAAAGTATATGAAAAGGTTGGTTATAGCCTCATTGTTTCTGTTCCCTTTTTTTGTGGCAGGGGTGGGAATGACATCATGTGAATAATTATATAAATATTTTTAACATGGAAAATTGTAAACGCAATCGGTTCATTGAAATGGTGAGCCGTATTATTCTATTCCTGCAAATACCATCATGGTTTGTTCTGCTGGTGTTTTTGATAAATATAAAACGAATAAATTTTACAGGTATATTTAATCTCTCTCTTCTTGCCTCTTCACTATTAATTATTATATTAGGATTTTTCTCTCGTGCAATAATTAAACTTCGATCTTCTTATGATGATTTAGAGAAACATACTGCGTCACAGATAGCGCAATATAAAAAAGACTTTGATAAAAAATATGAGGAGTTATCATGTGAAAAGGATTGTATAAGCAGAAAAGGGAAAGAAATTGATGAAACTTTGAAAGAAATTGTCAATATGATGAAAAACGAATATCCGGATTGTGATATTTCATATAAATATTTCCATGTGAAACATAATTTATTAGAGTCATTCAAAAAAATTATTTCTTTTAACAGAAAAGAATACAATAATTGTTTGACTAAACTCAATAAGGAATATTCTAAAAAGGAAAATGTGGTAAAAAGCATATTGGAAAGTCGTTTCCCTTTCAATTATGTTTCTTCATTGTATACTGACGCCATAACAGCTGTGTTTGATCGTGCAGCTAGCGATTTGCAGCTCAAACCAAATCCGGCATATACTGCGGCCGAAACAGTAAAAAGTCTAAAAAGGGAAGTAAGAAAATATATCAAGGAATACAGAATTATGTTGTATAAATATGAATATTTGTTGAAACAGTTTCCTGAGTTGGAGAAATATGTCGATGATTATGAAGCAATAGAGTCCACTTGTGGAGAAATAGGGATAGATGAAGTAAAGAACACATACGACAGGACCAAAGACTGGATATCAAAAGAAGAATACAACAGTATGGGAGCAGATGAAAGGAATCAGCTGGCACTGGACAGATATATAAATGGAAATTCAAAATCAAAGTGGGCAATTGGAAGAGATTATGAATTGTATATAGGATACAGGTTCAGAGAAGAAGGATGGGAAGTAGAACAATTTGGCATTGATAAAAGAGTGGAAGATTTGGGGAGGGATCTAGTTGTGTCAAAGTATGATTCTAAAGGTATTCTACAAATAAGAATTGTTCAGTGTAAGAAATGGAGCAAAGAAAAAGAAATTCATGAGAATGCGATTTGCCAGTTGTTTGGAACCACAATGCAATATATAATAGAACATGAAATTAATGGTACAATTATGAAGATGATAAATGTAAAGCCTGTCTTTGTGTCAACAGCTGATTTAAGTGAAACAGCCGCGAAATTCGCAAAGGCGTTGGGCGTACAGGTAAGGATTGTACCTATGGGTGATTTCCCTAGGATAAAATGCAATATAGGGAAAAACAATGAGAAGATATTTCATCTTCCTTTTGATCAGCAATATGATAATGTAAAGATAGACAAGCCGGGTGAGTTCTATGCATGGAATGTGAAAGAAGCCGTTCAGGCAGGATTTAGAAGGGCGTTTAGGTATTACGGGGCATGAACAATAGAGATTCGTCCACTGATAAACCAAGATGAGAATATCACTGACACAATTGATGTATGTTCGGGGATGTTTTCTTGGTATTTTCATGTGACAGCCTCATCTTTGCCTGATTATAAGAAGAATAAATCCCCGGCACGCTTGCCGGGGATTACTAACACAAACACTGGTCGGTTTCATTGCCGACAAAACAGAATACCTGCTTATACTATGAAAATAACAATTTGTTGCAAAAATAATCATTTGTTTATAAATAACAAATAAGATGTATAAAAATATTGGAATGTATTACGGATATTCTTTTTGTATAATTCCAAGCACGGATAGTATAAGAAAAAACCGGTCACGCTAGACCGGCAAATCTTAAATCTAAATATGAAAAACGCAAAACATTAGACGTTTCGTTGCAAATGTAGTGATATTTTTTTTATTCAAAAATAAATTCGCTTATAAATCCCCGTTTATCCTCACGGATAGACGGGGAAGAATGTTTAATCTAAGATTACTATGAAATGAAAACGGCTTATCCTCCCGGACGTGCGATTTTCTACACAAAAAAAATACAGAAGTTAAGCACATGCACTTTTTCAAGTGCCCATGTTTATTTAGCATTTACAGGTGCAAAGATAGTTAATTGAATTGAAAAATGCAAGGTGGCCGTCCTCCCGGATAACCTCCTTACTCCCTCAATGATTAAAAATTTAAATTACAAGGTGCATTTTCGCCACAACAGGAAAGCCGCAACAATAAATGCTTCTTCATTCTGCCAAATTTCTGCCAAACGTGCCAAGTACTGACATGTTTGGTGTATGTATGGAGATAAATTTCTTGGTATTATCATGTGACAGCCTCATCTTTGCCATATTAATAAGATAAAAATAAAAAATATGGCTATAATTAGGGGTGTATTAAAAAATAATGCTATCTTTGCAGTGCTACAGTTTTATTATCATATTCGGATTTGGGATTTTTTATGCCCGATATTGAAGTATTGCTTAAAATATAAGCAGAGGTTTCTCCGTACATATTCGCCCCAAAGCCGATATGGAACTGTAGCAAGTTGGAGAAATTCTCTGCTTTCTTTATTTATTAACGAACTTTTAATTTTCATTGTTTATGCTACAGTTGAATGAAAATTACTCAAACGGTGCAAATGCTACTGTGTTAAGTACGTCTACTTCACGAAACGAGGTAAAACTTATCAATACGTCCAATTTCTTAGGGCGTGAAATCAATGTTTATGGTTCGGTTGAAAATCCGCTATTCCTTGCTAAGGATGTTGCGGAATGGATTGAGCATTCAGACGTATCAACTATGGTGAGAACTGTTGATGAGGATGAAAAGCTGACCCAAACATTGTTTGTATCAGGTCAAAGAAGAGAATGTAACTTTCTGACAGAGGACGGTTTATATGAAGTCCTCATGCAGTCACGCAAACCTATAGCCAAACAGTTCAAGAAAGTCGTTAAGGAAATCCTAAAGACTATCAGAAAGACCGGTGGCTACCTCACCACCAAAGCGGACGACACTCCCGAAGAAATCATGGCACGCGCGCTGATAGTAGCGCAGGACACCATCAATAGAAAAGAGGAACGATTGAAAGAACTTCAAGCCCGAATAGAGCAGCAACAAGTGGTAATTGAACAGAAAGAGGAAGAAATAAGTGTAAAAGACGAGAAGATTAAGGTGCTCGCCCCGAAAGGTGACAGCTTTGACAAAATCATGTCGAGCGAGGGGCTTGTTACCACCAATATGATAGCCGCATTCCTGGGTATATCGGCAATCAAGCTGAATAAGATGTTGTGCGATTGGGATATTCAGTACAAACAGTCGGGAGTTTACTTTCTTCATGCTAAGTATCGGGGCAAAGGTTATACCAAGCACGTACCGCATCCATATATGGATAACGGTGTTCAAAAGTCAAGAGAGCATATGTATTGGACGGAAGCGGGGAGAAAGTTTGTGGTTCTTAAATTGACTGCATAATGGATAAAAGATATTTTGAAATAGAAACCACTTCCGATAGCACCATGAGCGTGCAATTATCTGAAACTAAAGACATAGAAGGGAATAAAGTAATACGTGTTTGCGATGAAGTCTGTTTTATGATAACAGATTCTGTTTCTTATGGAGAAGAAATAGAATTATACGCAAGTCTGACCAAAGAAGAGGCTAGAAAGCTGGCTCTTATTCTTATGAACATGGCTAGATAATAATCCAATAGATATAATACTTACTTTACAAGTCTTTCCCACCTTGTTTATGAGGTGGGTGGATTTTTTCACACCCTTAAGAGTTGTGATTTGCAACCATTACGATTAATTTTAAATGAATTTTATTATGAACAACAAGGATATTGAAGAAATGAAGAAACTGGTTCTTATGGTACTGGAGGAGAACAGAATATTGCGTGAGATGCTTGCCAAGAAATGGGAGAAGGAAGGCTGCCATACTTCCATGACTTTGGTCAAGGGAGGAAAGTGATAAAATCAGTTATAAAAGTTGGCGTTTACATTGTGATTGCCAACTTTTTTTATAGCTTTGCATAAAAAGTATGCAGAATGGGAAATTTCAGCAGACAACAGGAGGAGAAGAAGGAAGTTAAGGAAAAGGATAAAACCAGGCGTGAAAGACTGGCCGGATATTTCTTCGACTTGTCAAAACTTTCATTTGCAGGTCTTGTTATAGGAGTTGTAATACCATTATATTCAGATTTATCAAATGAAAATAATTGGTATTCTATATGTACTGGAATTCTATTAACGATCATTTCGGCGGTTTTCGCCAATAAAATATTAAAATAATATTAATATGAATGCATTAGGTTTTATTTTTACGGTAGGAATTGTAGTGGTAGGTGGTATATACCTATGGACTTTTACAAAGCCCGGGAAAAAATGGCTTAAAGATTTATAAAGACAAAAGCACTCGGAATGGGAAATTTCATTAAGCAACAGGAAGAAAAGAAGGAAGTTAAGGAGAAAGACAAAGTGAGGCGTGAAACGCTTGGAAAGTTCTTTTTCGATTTGGCTAAATTGGCTTTCGCTGGTCTTTTTGTTAGTTGGATTACGCCTTTATCTACTAATGTAAACAACAATGTTGCATGGACTGTCTTAGTTGGAGGTGTAATGTTTACTGTTGTATTTGCTATGATTGGAAATAAAATTTTAAAATAGGAGGTTTATATGGATATGCTTGCTATGACTTATATAATAGGAACTGTTATCGGAGTAGTCTTTCTTATATGGTTATACACAAAGCCCGGTAGAAAGTGGCTAAAGAGCTTGTAGTATACGCTATAATAAGGAGTAATTTATGGAAGGTTTATTGATTGTGCTTGGTGGTTCTGGAATGTTAGCCTTTTTCTTTGCTATATGGTTAAATACCCGGAAAGGCAAGAAATGGCTCGCAAATCTATAGTGTACTTTTCATTGGAAATATGAGGGTATTATGGATGCATTGACAACGATTTTTTTAATAACTAGTGTCATAGGTTCCGCATTGGTTATTTGGTCACATACCAAGTCTGGAAAGAAATGGCTTGCAAACTTATAATAGGTGTATATGGGGCATCTATAATCCGCAAAATTAGATATCTACTCATAATATTACGAAAGAATTTTGATTTACATTTTGAATCGAAATATAATTTAGAAACATATCTAAATTACTATCTAATTGTTAGTCTTATTTTTAGATTAAAAATTAAATATCTATTTTTGCAGAAAAACAAATGGTTTTTGATGAATTTTTAAAACTGAAGGTGAACTTTTAGGGTTCTGTTATTGTTATGATTAATCTAAAGACTAAAGCTGATGAGAATTACGATGCTTTTGTATTATTGAAGGATAATGGCAAATTTAATTCTTCAATACATTGTGCTTATTATTCAGCTTTTTTATTATCTATATATTCATTATGTGTGAGATTTGGATATCTTTATGAAGATATACAGAATAATTCAAGAGGAAAAGATAATCATGCTTATATCAGGGATGAACTGGGAAATAAGATACATCAAGCGAAGCCATTAGATTATGTTGAGTTTCACACTTGCCTTGGTAAATTAAAAAAGGAACGGAAAAAAGCTGATTATTCGAAAAATCTGGTTACAAATAAAGATGTGGTAAATATACAAGATACTATAGATAAATTCAGAGATTTGATAATTACAAAATATATTTGATTATGGATGCAGTAAAAGATTTTATCATTGAACGATTAAAGAAACTTAGTAATATGTTCAAGGGCATTTCTATCAAATATGCGTTTGACAGTATAACTGAATTTCATATAATTGAGATATCACCGGAAAATATTAGAAGAAGAGATGATGAATACATAAGGTGGGAGTCTGATATGTGGAATGATTTCTTTGCCATGTTCCCAGATGAGGATTTGCTTATTTCGGAGCCTTGCGAGTCTAATGATATGCATAATGTGTTATTTGACAATATTCCGATTGTGGATAGTGGCAATTTGCTTTATTGTATAGATTTAGATTTTGGTGAGATGGATTCTTTTTTAAATATTGACACTATAGATTTGTTAGCAGCGTGATTATGGCAGAAAAAGTAGCAAGTTTCCGTTTAAAGGAATATAAGATAAATAAGGCTAGTATAGAATTTGATCCTGATAAACCTCTGTCTAAAATGTCAATAGAGATCGAGAGGAAAGGTGATATAGAGGAAAATAATATTTATAGGATAAATATGTATATTGGTGTTTCTGATGAAACGAACAATTTCAAAATCAGTGCAAACATGGTAGCTTTGTTTGAATTTGATTCTGAAATATCTGAAGAGAATAAAACTAGTTTTGTAAATTCGAATGCGCCAGCCATTTTGTTCCCCTACTTTAGGGCATATATATCAACATTGACATCTCTTTCTGGAATGCAACCTGTTATCTTGCCGACAATAAATTTTGCTAGAATGCTGGAACAGCAGGAGAAATAAATAAACATTAAAGGGTTATCATTATTGGTAACCCTTTAATATTATCGTTTTATTGTCTATACACCTTTTCAACTTCTTTTTTCACTTTTTTGGTGATAGTTTGTTTCTTGTATTTTTTCTCCATATCCGGGTATTCCGGATGTTCTTCCAGCCATTCCTTTTTATCTTCGGCCTCATCATGCTTTCTCTTGAGTTTTAGGAACTCTTTTTCATTTTTCAAAGTTTCCCTCTCTTTCTCATTGAGATTGTTGATGATGTATTTCTTTTTTATTTCAGAGTCTTTCCTTTTAGATGTTCTGTCTGAATAGGGCAGTTTCTTTCTGTAGTCATTAAACAGTTTTCCTGCCTCATACATCTTGTTCAGATATTCATAAGGTCCCATATCCTTGTATAGTTTCTCGGCCATTTCCTTTCGTTGGGATTTGGGAAGATTGATCAGAAACATGAAATCTACAAGGTCGGGGCGTCCTTCCCTTATGGCGGATTCGGCGCCCAGATAAATGTTTTCCAGTGTCTCTACATTTAATCCGGCAAATTTTCCTAATTTGGCGGCCAGCTCCCTTTGTACATTCAGGTTGAATCCATCTTTTACCGCCTCGCTTATCAGATTTGACATCTCTGTGATGAATGAGAGAGGATCATATTTATTTCCTTGTGATATGGCGTTGACAAACTGTCCAATGGAAGTTCCTCCCAAGGAACTTAAAGCGGCAGATAAAAATATGCTTTTCAATTGTTCATCAGTGAACCATAAATCATCATCCCCGTCTCCGTATCCGAACATGGCGTAGATATTGGATATGAGTGGTGCTGTGATTCCAACAATACCATATCCTCCAGTCGCCCACAAGCCTCCCATCACAAACAGCCCGAAGGTAGCTTTTCTCAGCCCGGTAAGATAGCTGTCCATCATTGCTTTTTGGGCTTCGTCTTTATTCATTCCGGATTCAATGTTCAGATTGTATATCCTCTTTGCCCGCGCCATTTCAAGAAGCCCCTCAATACCCATCCGCTGGTATCCTATGTTGCTACTTTGGTAAGTGGTCAGTGCCTTGTAGAACACATTGCCGCTTGCCTGCATGGGGGACATCATTTCCGGGCTGGAACTCTGCTGGCTTTCATTGAATGCTATTTCAGCGTTGTATCTGGCTAAATTGGTGGCTTCCTCATTGCCCAGACCTCTTTTTTGCGCACGCTCATATTCAAAATTGTAAACGGCTCTCGCTCCGGCCGCACATGTCAGCGCGTCAATAAGCTTGTTGGGATACATGCCTGCATTGGTAAGTTTCTCCAGTCTATTTTTGAATGCATTTTCATCCTTTAATGCCTCGATCCCCATATTTCCCGTATTAACCCGTTCTTCAAAAGAAGGAAGATACTCCTTCGCCCATTTCATGTTTCCTGCCGGGGTGAATATGTATTTGAACAAATCAGCCTGATATCCCGGATTTCCGCTGTATGCTGAGAATGCCGGATAGGAGAGCACCTGCTTCATTGCGGTGTTGAGTCTGAATGCGATATTGGAACCTGCCCAATACCTTAGTATCTTGTTTAGTCCGTTGTTGAGCGAATCTTGTTTCTGCTTGTCATTGAAACTTCGTATGGCTACCTCCGCCGCCCTCATGAAGATATCAAACATTCCTTTATGGTTCGCCTCCATATAGTTCTTGAAAGCCTTGCTTCCCCGCAGGAAATTAAGATCCTGGCGCAGTTCCGCCATTGCCGCCCAAGTTTCCATATCCTTTCCGTATTTTAGCATCAGGTCAAAAGCGTTCCTGCTAGTGTCCACCTTCAGGGTATTTATCGTACGGTTGATTATGTTTCCGGTTATTGTGCTTGGCATACCGATGATTGTTTCTCCCAGCTCCCCCTTCTCACGGATTTCGGATTTGGCTATGACCATAGGGAAATAATTCTCCCGTGAAGCCATGCTGGTTCCCGTCATTTTTACATGGACCGGATTGTACCTTTCTTCCCGCAGCCTTGGAAAGAAGTCGTCCGTGATCCATTCTCCGAGTTGCATGTATTCATCGCCTATAAAGGATTCTATCTCGGTCATGCTGTCTTCCGTCCATCCGTCCGCCTCTAGCTTCATCTTTCCGTCCGGCTGTCTCCATGTGAGCCATACATAGAATGCCTGCCCTTTGTTTAGGTTTGCCTCATACAGGTCGCCCTCCTTATGGTAATTGCTGTCGTACATATATTGTTTGTGAATTCTTTTTTCTGATTTTTGAGAATCCCTGAATACATTTTCCATTGATTTTCCGAACAGCTCTTTTATTTTTTCTTCCAGTTCTTTGTTGTAAGCCTTTACCCCCAAATATATCCTATCGTTGGCTTCCACCACTCCATGACTGCTTTTCATGAAATAATCGTACAAGGGACCTTTCCCTATGGCGTGGTTCCTGTCTATGGCTTTCAGCAGATAATCGAAACTATACATGGGATAGGCGATAAAGTCACCGATACTTTGCAATATGGACACAGTTTTTTCCATATTTGTTTCTTTCTCGTTTATGCCTTTTATTCTCTTGTCTTTTACGGCATCTATTCCCATGCTGATAATTCTTCCCCGATGTGCGGTTTTTTCCTTGTTCAGCATGGCAAGGCGGCTTTTTCCGGTATCAACAAGTTCTTTCAGTTCATTGTACACATTATCGGTCATCCTTATTAACTCTTCCTGCGCTACGGGTATCTGTGCAGCTATTTTCTCAGCCTCCTGCAGATAAAACTTTCGTGCTTCACCCTTGTTGTTGTAGGCGGCTCTTCTGGTGGTCACAAGATCGCCCTCCAGTTTGTCCAGATCTCGTTTCATTTTTCTGGATTCGGCCAATAGTTCGCGTATGGAAAGAGAATCATACTCATCGGCCATAGTCTGTGTGAACACACCTGTTCCTTCCGCCGCTTCATCCATGGCATTCTCTAGCTCTTCCCGGCGCTTCCGTATCTCTTCAACGGATTCAAGTTCTTTAGTTTTCAGCAGTTCGGCTCTTTCTTTTAATAGATTATCCCTCCGGCTTTTCATTTCATTCTGCTGACCGGTAAGTATGGTGATGCTTTCAGGGGATGTCTCAGACTTTATGAGTTTCCCCAGTTTTACAATTTCGCTTCTTACGGCACGGAGTTCACTGTCAGCGCTTGTTAGCAACAGGTCTTTGTAAGCGGATCGTATACTGTCAAACACACGTCTGGTAGCCTCATCAACAACTATCCCTTTTGATACGCCTCTTGTATCCTGCCCGGAAAGCTTCGTTTTTATCATTTTTTGCATCCTTTTCACCGAACTGTCATATTGGGCATAGTTTATCAACTTTTCAACAAGATTTAGTGGTTCCTTGAGTTTATTTGTTGATGTGGCCTTGTTTACTTGGGCAATCAGTGACTTTATCATATGTGGCCCCATTTCTTCTCCCGCCTCCTTGGTCAGTCTTTGATCTATAAAGGAAAGCATGGCTCTTGACGCAGTCTCGTATTCCTCTTTATTTCCTTTTCGTGCCTGATCCAATTGCTTTTTCAATTCCCGTATCTCTTCTTTCAGATTTTTAATAATCTCCTTCTTTTCTTCCTTTCCTGGAATACGGAAAAAGGTCTCTTCCTGAGGAACAGACGGGATGGTACGTGAACTGCCTGAGAACTCACCAATTCCCAGTTTTGAACGCATGACGGTTTCCTTTGCCACATCAACAGGATAGTTTGACTGTTTCAGTCTGTTGTAGCTTTCATAAAGGATGTATCTCAGCTCATTGTCCGTCAGTTCAAATCCCAGATTCACTTTCGCTTTACGGAGCATGTCTATAAAGAAGGTTTTGATTCGTGTCCATAAGGACTGCTCCGCAAAGGTAGCCGGTCCGCGTTCGGACAGGTCTGCCATATATTCCTCTGTTGCTGTACGGATGGATATGTTCTCATTTTCCGCCATCCGGTTGATGGCCTGTCTGATTGATGGTGCGGCATTGTTGTATACATTGTCAAGGAAGGTGTCGAAGTCCTTTCCGAACAGCTCACGCAATCCCTTATGTGCCACCACCTCATGGAATATAGTCGCCTGTGCGTCCTCCACGGATGTTGTGTTTGGCATATAGAGATACACTTTGTTCTCCTTTGGCGAGTACCATCCTTTGATATCGGCTCCCGATTCGATACGTCTGCGTGCCTCGCCTTGTGGAAGCTGGTCTGCGGAAGTGATTTTTTCTATAGGTGTATGAAGAGATGCGGAAAGTTCATCCACCGCAGCATTAATTTTCCCTTGTTTAAGTGTTGGATTCTCAAAATTTTCTACTATCTTTGTGGCAGAGGAAAGTCTTGAACTGCTGAGGGCTTCCGCGCTTAGTGCGGAGTGGTGCAGATAGTCCAGGGCTTTTTCTTTATTAATATAAGTAGCCAATCCTCTTTCTATCCAATCTACTATATTATCATTTGCTTTACCAAAAATGGAAGAAACAATATTAAAATCAGCATCTATCTGTCCTTTTCCCAAGTCAATTGTAACAAGAAAATTTCCGTTTTTTGTTCTCAATTCCGTAAGGATGGAACGATTACCAGTTCTTCCAAGATTGTTAAATACGCCGATAGGGTCAGAAACGAATGCTGGAAGATTTTCAAGCTCGGACAATGAAAAACCGTGCTTTTTCATCTTCTTAATGATTTTACTTCCGTATAACTTCATTGGTTTGTCAGCGATTCCTGCGGATAGCAATACATCCGATGGATAACCTAAATTAAAAGTAACCTTATCGGCATTCTTCTCCGTCAAAGTTGACAATGCCTCATTGAACTTGCGGTTCACTTTGTCAGTCTTATCGGAAGGCATTGGTCGGGAAACATTTGCCTCCAAAGCGTCTTTTATAAATATCTGGTCTTCTCGTGCTACATCTTCCGTTTCCGAAGCAAGAGTATTGCGGCGTTCCTCAGGTGTCATATTCATACGGGATTGTACATTACGTGCTTCAACTTCACCTGATAGTTCATTGTATCTGTCGTTTTCTCCACCAAGTCCAAATTTTTCAATAAGAGATTGATACTCATTATAAGCATCCTCATATCCTTCTTTATCATAACCCCGCACCCAAAGATTGAATCCCTTATCAAAAGCATTACGGCTGGGGATAAAGCCATCCCCAAACTCGAATCCATCTGAGTGATATTCATTTACCAAAGCATTATAAACATCCATCTGTGAAGCGTCTTCTCCAAGTTCCTCACGCTTGTCAGCAAACTCTTCAATCATGGACCAGGCATCGCGCTTTTCTTTTAATGCGTCAAGGTATTTTCTATAAGTCATACTGTTTCCACCACGAGCGAATCCTTCAATTGATTGTACGGCATGCTGTACCTCATGCGCTAAGATACTACGGAAATCCGCCCTGTCTAGAACAAACTCATTCACACGTATCAAGTTTTGGCTTCCATAATAAGTCGCTCCCGTATTGCTTGTAGGGGCGTTGTATATCTCCACGCGTATCTGCTTCAACTCCGGATAAGTCTTAAACAAATTCTCATCCTTCACATAATCGTCAAGATAACGCACGTCGTTCGCTTCGTATGTGGCGCGAAGTTCTTCTGCCTTTTCTGATAATTCATCAAAACGGGCTGCTTCTTCTTCCGTTAGCTCTACTCCATCAAACAGTTTGTCGCTTAGCGCATCATACTCTTTGCCCCATGACAGGTTGGACCAAAGTCTGTTTTTTCGCGCAAGTCCTTTCGGATCAATCTCGAAATCCTCCACTTCATATCTCCATTTTCCGTCAGCCCCACGTTCCCAACCTGTGGCCTGCTTGATTTTCCTAGCATTTTCTTTTTCATTTGTTTGGAGAAGAGAAACTAATTTCTTATCTTTGATATTGGAAATAGGAGCAGTTTGTATTTCCCCTCTATTCGTCGGACGATTCCGATCTTCTGTTCCAGCATCGGGCGTTGAAGACAATTCAGTCGAGGAGGAAGGATTTATTAGGGCAAGTTCATTTATGAGTTTGCCCTTTTCTATGTGTGTGAGTTTGTGGTCATAATAACGGTTTCCGTCTTTTTCTTCTGCTTCTACCATACGGACTGTATAATCTTCACTGCCAATTTTCAACCCACATATATAATAATGATAAGCCACTACATTGGGATTTTTCTGCACGTCTTGGTTTTCAGAACTATCTATATATATAGCGTTTTCTATAATTGAAGGAATGGCTGCCACACTCTTGATTTGTACAGTGTCGTTAAGCGTGTCATGCTGTAATATTTCTTTTAGACCACCGTTCTTGCGCCCTCTTTGTAATTGAATGGTTCTTCCTGTGTCTTTGTTTGTGTATTCTCCTTGTAAATTTTTCCCGTATTCCAATGCGTTTTTCTTATACTGTTTTAAATCATTGCTTGGAGTCACTTCTTTTCCTGTAATCTCCACAGGCATACTGTTCCGCAGCTTCTCAATGCGTTCTTTCTTCGTATTGAAAGCGGATTCCATCTCTCGTGCCACATTCAGGTTATCAAGGCGAGTAGTTGCTTCCTCTGCCTTATCCAATTGGGACGCGCCTTTCTCTCCAATAAAACGATATCTTACATCCGCTTTTCTTGCATTGAATCGCTTGGAAGGAGGAATAACATAACCTTTGCCATCACGGGTTATCAGGTCATTCAGCTTTCGGTTGTTTTTTGTATTCTTGTAGCGATAATCGCTCCTGTCATCATATCCCCATTCGTTGATATCATTTCCGTCCCAATATAGATTTTCAGCCGGTACTTCTTCCTTCATAATTCTGTAATTGCCGTTTAAGGCATGTTCTCCATGAACTTTTACATAGGATTCAGACAGGGAAACCCAGTCACCGTTTCTTACCTTTCCTTCTTTCAATGATTTTGGAACGGCACGATAGATGGTAACGGTCGGTTTTTCTCCTTTGTCAATGGCAGACAATGCTTCATTGATTGCGGCGGCACTTTCATTTCTGTATTGATCCCTGTTCATGCGAAGCTGCTCATTTAAGGATTCGCGTATCTGATCTTTGTTTGCGGCAATGTCAACCATGTTTTTATCAATGCCTTCCTCATCATAAGAGGGGGCGCGGTGTGCCATTCTGAATTCATCAGCGGAAACATAACCATTTCTTCGTGCGGATTCGTTTATGATATCACGCATACGGGCTTCATTATTTTCTTCCATAGCCTTGAAATAGGCCTCATCCATCTCTTCATCCGTCATCAGTTCAAATTCCTCCAGACGCTTCTTTTCCGATTCGGCTTCCTCCTCCGCACGTTTACGGGCGGCTTCCATCATGTTACGGGCTTTCATTTCCTCTTGCACGTATTCATCTCTCAAGGCATCCACATCACCGAACTTTTCATACAGCTCTTTTTTGATCGGAGAAAAAACTTTTACGAATTGCCCTAATGACAGGTTGGAGTTCTGGAGACGCACATCTCTGCTGATTGATTTGAAAGCATAACTTGCGCCACCCAGATTTTTCATTTTCATGGATTGTGCGTACTTTTTTATATCGTCTTCATTAAGGTTGTGCTTGTTGGCGAAAGAGCTTATCTCCTCATTTCCAACCTCGCGAAATCGGATATCACTTCCCTCAGAAGCAAGTATCTCATTGCTTTCGTCATTCATTGCGCGTAAGCCGGAATATTCAGCTTCAAGTTCCTGCTGTTCCTGGTTCAGTTCCTGTTGCTCGGAGAAAACAGCGTCTCTCTCAACGGAGTCATTTCCGGCTTCTACCAGAATATCCTCCAGTTCTATCTTCCTGTCCTCTATTTCGGCCAGTCTTGTTTCTATGTCCTTCATTCTGTCCGCATTGGCGGATTCTATGGAAGGTGCAAGTTGCACAGGATTTACGCTCTTGTATTCAGAGAATGGCTTTGTCTTTCTTACAGAAGAATCAATCCATTTATAGAACTCATCCTTCGTTACTTCTGTAATGGCACTTATTCGGTTTTCCCAACCAGGAGAATAGTTTGCAAGATAAGAGGAACGTGCCTCATTCATAGACGGAAAACCGTACATCACCTTACTTTCGTCAAATTCACCTTTTTCATTGAGTTGGTCCACGACAAACACATTTCCTTCGGATGGATTGTCAGACAGGAATATATCTATATGGTCACCGTCCACGGCTTTCGTGCCACGGATATAGCCGTAGTCGTTGTTCATGGTAATGCTCCATTCCTGTCCGTTGGCATCCCTCCCGCTACGGACAGAACCTTTGGGATTCTCGATGGTTACATCGTACCCGTCAATCTTGACATGACCTTTCTTGTAGTTGCCGGCCTCCTTTTGCGCTTCAGTAGGAGAGGTGTCGACCATTTCGCGTGCTTCCGCGATATGGTCTAGGAGTTTGTTTGTGGATGTGTTATCTTGTACATTGTCATTCTGAGGATACAGTCTTTCATCAGTCTGTCCTTCCATTTGTCCGGATTTTCCTTGATATCCTTCAGTTCCGACGGCATGAACAGGTTTTTCTCCTTGCAGAACCGCATCGCCTCTTTCGCGTATGCCAAATATTCCTCCTTGCTCATCGCTTTCACGCGTTCCGATTCCTTCGTCAGTTGGATTCTCTCTTCTGTTGTCATATTCTTGTTGCTTTATTATTTCATCGGCAAATGTATTATAAAATTCAGACTTTTCCTCATTCGAATAGACATTTGATTCAGAAAAGGCCTCATCATTAACCCATGCTTCATATTCATCCGGAGACATGTGATATTGTTCTTGATAGAATTGTTCTTTCAGTTCATTCTCATATTCTTTTTCCGCATTTATGGCGCGTTGCGCTTCTGCGGTTCTGTTGTTTCTTATCATATTGCTGATATCACCAAAAGTCCGGCTTTGTTGTAGAACGGACAGGATCGCGTTTGTTCCGGCCATACCGGTATTGTCATTTTCCAGTCCTTCTTTCGCCACTATTGCCGGATAACTTTCATGGGCGATGCTTATCAGTCTGTCTCCGGCTTCCTCTACGGTCATACCTCCCTTCTCTTTTTTTCTGAAGATGGAAAGGAATGGCGTCAGGTCTTTGTGGTTTAAGCCAGTCATGTTTCTGACACTTCTTTCTCCTGTCATTTGTAGGAACAGGGATTTTCCCAGTACCAAGGATGCAAGCTCTTCCAAAGTTTCCGGCTCAGTACGTGACAGGATCTCCTGAACAAGAGGATTGTCTGGAAGATCCGTATCCGTTATTGACTCAGATATTTTCGCAGCAGGCTTCTGAATACTATTTTTCCTGCCAGTGTCTGGAATTCTCTCTGGTCCCATGCGTTTTTCACCTGTTCTCTCAGCTTCGGGTCTCTTCTCAGTTCCTCTTTCTTTGCCTTGTTCGCTTGTTTCTGGAACTGGTACGGGCTCATTTGTGTCATTTCCATTCGCGCCAGTCTTACTGCTTTCTGATATTCCATTTGTTGGGTTATTATTAGTTTCTGTTACGGGTATGACGGAGTTGTAGAAATTCTTTATTTCTTCATTCTCCGCTTTTGCTTCTCTAATAGCGTCCCTGATCTCATTTCTTTTTCCCCGTGTGGCGGATGACAGGGATTCATTCAGTTCTGCTATCTGTGCATCACTCGCCTCTATATCCTTTCTCAAGTCATCCAGAGCAGTTTCAAGTGATTCTGTCAGACTTGTGTATTGGAATGACTGCTGTGGCGTCAGAGCTTCATAATCAATGCTTCCGTCCTTTTTTTTAGGGAAAGAGGATATAAGTTTGTCCAGTTCGGATTTTTCGGAAACCGGACTCTCTGTGCTTTCCTGCAACGGTTGTTTTTCCACTTCTTTTCCTTCAGAAGAGGTCTCATTTATTGAACTCTTGGATTTTTTCACCCAATCGGTGTACTCTTGAATGGGAACCGCACCTAACTGGTATGCTTCATTTTCCAATATATTCATTGATACCTCATCGTTTTTGACCTCATTGTACTCATCGGTTGGAACGACAAACATACCTCCGATTTCCTCATCAAAACCGATAATGGTCATACTTTCTCCTTCTGGAGTGATATAGGAGGCACCGATTTCCGGAGCCGCTTCCGCATCACCTTTTCTTTGTGCGTCAAATAGAGCTTGTTTGTATTCATAATATTGCTCTTCTGTTACGAGTTCGGAGCCTGTTTCATTACCGTTGTTGTCTATGATCTTCCCAGACCATCCGCCGGGAACTTCCTCATCAAGTACTATCTCTTTGCCTCCTGTATATATCTTGTCACCTTTTTTCGGTTGTAATGCAAGTACTTCCGGACTGAATTTCCGGATTAATTCTTCCTGTTTCCTATTTTCATCCTCTTGTGCGTATTCAGTTCGTATTCCGGCTTTGTCCGCATTGTCTTTCATGGCCCGCAGCTGTTCATCGCTGACAGAAACCGGCTCCCGACTTCCTTCCATAAGTACGGACCAGTTTCCCATTGTGTCCTGACCAACAACAGAAATGCTGGTTGCCGTGCCATTATCATCCGTTATGCTGAATGTCTGTCCTGCGGATATGGGCTGTGCTTCCATGATTGCGGCATCGGCGTTGTATGCGCCAAGCATTTGTTCAAGAACCTGATCCCGTCCGACCATTGAGATCTCTGTATCTGCATTGATTCCTACGGTCTTGGCATTATTCTCGTCAAATGAGGCGAATACCGGACCTTCGGGACCGTTTTCCAATGGCACTACAATGAGTGTGCCTGTTTCTCCGGGTTGTCCAGTGGCATCTATACCATTTATGACAACTCCGTAACTGTGCTCTTTGTCTCCGAATCTTCCTAACGGAATAGTGACAACCTGTCCTTGGGGAGACATTTGCTGGACTTTGACCGCCGCCTGTTCATATTCGGGAGCATGAGCCTCATCCAATGCGTCCTCAACCGCATCATGACGGTCTTTCTGCCGCAAGTAGTCCGTAGCCAGACGTTTGGTCTCTTCGTCCATGACATCCAGCATTTCCGCACGTTGGGCGTCATTGGCACCGGCAAGCGCATCTATGGCTTCATCATCCAGTACGGATGAAAGGCGTTCACGGGAAACTTCCTCACGGAGGACTGTCGTGCGCATGGCTACCGGATCATGAGTTGTATAGATATCTGTTCCCTCTTCCTGCGCTGCCATGCGCTTTTCGGACTCCTCACGGGCCTGCTCTCCTGCAATGTCCTCCATGGCATTGTTCTTCGCAATGTCAAACGCATATTCTATCTCGGCCTTTTTCTCTTCCTTGCTGAGGCTGCCGTCATTCATGGTTTCTTTGATGAAAATCCTTATGTCGTCATTGCCACGTTCTTTTGACATACGTTCTAGTTCGGACAGTTTCTCCTGTTGTTCTTTGGTCATGTTTCCGAAAGCCGCATTCATCTTCTGGTGGTGTCTTGTCCTTTCAACTCCTATACTTCCAAGTCCTAATAAGCCGAAAGCGACGGAAGTGGGAGCCAGTCCGAGAAATGTGTCTATATTGTTGTCAAGGTCTGTAGCTTCTTCCAGGGTCATTTCACCCAACGGGATATTGGCAAGATTATTATAGACCTCTTCCATGTATTCTTCGGGCAGCCCATGAAACTGCGCTCTTTTTGCGGCTTCTTTGAAAGTGGGGTTGTCCTTTATCTCCCTGTATAGCTTACCGGCCCTGCTGTTTGTTATATATTTCATGAATTCACTTGCACCACCGGGGACGGACTCTTCCACATTCTTCCATATTCCTTTGCCCAGTCCTTTGAATGCGTTGAAAATCATCTCGGACTGGTTTTCAAGAAATGTGGAAGCGATTGATCTTCCTATGGCTTTTCCTGTTTTTATTTGTTCCGCACGACCTCCATAAGTCAAGTTCCCGTCCTTATCAACATCAAAAAGAATATTTCCCATCATTCTGTCTTGTGCTCCTGCTGTGACACGCGCCAGTCCTGTGGTTCCTTCCATTCCCGCTGCGGCCAAAGCGTCTCCGGCAAGACGCGCCCCTATTTTTGATATTCCTTTTTTCATGGCGGACGCGCCGAATTTTTTCATGCCGTATTTTAGAATGCTTTTGGCTATTCCCTCACCTGCTGCCGATATCGGATTTATGGCGAATTCCAGCATGAACGGGATACTGGTCCCAGTGGTTTGGCCGGCCTTGTATCCTCTTCCCAAATCGGAAGAATAATAGGCGTTGACCGCCATGTTGGTGACAGCGGCATCAAGTAACTTCTCTTCAGAAGGTGAGAGCTTTTCTCCTTTATCCGCTTTCTCCACCACATTCTTCAGACGGATGCCGCCTATCATGTCGGATATGCCCAAAGTCCATTGTTTGGGATCAAATGCGGTATCAGCGAAACCACGGGCTAAACCGCTAAAAAAGTTTGTCTTTCCTTTCTTTCCGGCTTCCTCTATAATATTGTTCGATTCATCAATAAGGTTTTTCGCTCCTTCCAGATAACTCCTTTCTCCTCTGTACTGTGCTAATGTAGGATCCTCCCTCGTGTTCATTTTGGCATTCACCATCGCATTACCGGAATCGTCTCTTAGTATTTTCTTTTGTTCGGTAATCTTTTCCTCTATGTCATCAAGGTCTTTGTTTACTTCATTGGTCAGGGTGTTAAGATGGGAACCTACACTCTTTTTGGCAAATCCGGCAAGGTCACGCTTCATGTCCGTACCATAACGTGATGTTATCTCTTTATTGTATATGTCCTGATATGGTTCCAACTCCTTGCTTATGACCTCTCCGTAGGCCTTTTGGAACGCTTCGTTTGCTTTTTGGTTGAGTTCGTTCCCCTTATATTGTTGTGACAGCTTTCTGTATTCGTCAGAGGCAAGAAACCGGTTGGCATATTTGTCTTGGATCTCCTTCTGTATTCCGGCCATTTCTTCCGAAAGCTGTTTTCCTCTTTCTGTCAGGGCGAACCGGTCACGATAGTTGTTATATACATCATTCATGGACGATATGGCACGCGGGGTATATTCCTTGTCCAAGCGGCTTTCTTCTTCCATGCGCATTTGCTCCATTCTGGATTTCTCCGCATCCCGCATTTGTTCTTCACGCTGCTGCTTTTCCTGCCATTTCTCTCTCTCCCGTACTTCATTCATGTGTTCATACAGGGCGGCACCGCTTTCACCTGCAATGTATTCATTGCCATAGTCTGATCTCACTTCTTGAGTGAGATCAGACACTTCCGGTTTTCCTGCCGGAGTTTCTTTCTGTTGTCGGAGCAGTTTCCCTTCAATCTTCTTGTTCTGCTGTTCCCATACGGAATAAGGGCTTGCAGGTTGTATGCTTTCTGTATCATTGACAAAATCATAAAACTGTGGGCTTCTTTCTTTCTCAGAGGCCATTCTTACTTGTTCACGTAATCCGGGAACATTCGTGCCATAGGAATGAGGAGCTGCATTCTTCTCCTTGAACTCTTTCTGTCTCGCATCAAAGATTGAATCCGCTTCCGCTTGTGTTCCGACACCACCTGAATATGTTCTTGAAACTGGGTCATATCCGTTGCCTGTTTGAGAGTAATCAGACTTTGGAGCTTGAGGTGTGTTGTCAGCTTGTTGTATTTGTACTGAGGTCCCAACTGGTTGCATGAATTGATTAAAGTCCTCATATGAGTCAGAGTATCCGGTCTTATCCTTTAATACGTCATATACTTTCTTTCTGGCTTCCTCATTTTCATCCATGAATTTGTTAAAGTCCTCATATGAGTCAGAGTATCCGGTCTTATCCTTTAATATGTCATATACTCTCTTTCTGGCTGTATTATTATCTTGCATGATTCGTGTTATTTTAGTGACCAACTATTATTCCCCTTCAATGACCATGATTTGTTTTCCGGTTTTGAAGAGGGGGTGAACGCTTCTCCGCTTTCCACTTTTTGTTGTTTCCCATAAATAGAGAGAATATAATCTCTCATGCCTTTTATGGATTTGGGGCGTTTATTTGGATCAAGGCCGAATGTTTTTTCCAAATCGTTATACATAAGTGCGACATCTTCATTTTTATTCAGGTCATAGGCTCTTGTACTGCCGGAAAAACCTTTTTTCCCACTTATGCGATATGAAGGATATTTATTTTTTTTGCCATCTTTCTTTTGAGAATCATTATCTATTCTCATTAGACTGATTCCCTCTGTGGCTTTATTATGTCTTTCGATTTCCGCCTGTTTAACGGCGTTTTCTTCCGCCTTACGTCTGGATTCAGCCGCTTTTGCAGCCTGCTCGGTTTCAAATTTATATGTGTTCCAGTTGTATTCCCGTTCGGCTGCGGCCTGTTGTGCCTTCCATCGGTCTTGACGAGCCTGCTCTACATCTATTCTCGCCTGTTCAGCTCTGTCACGTGCGATTGCTCCTATATAGTCCTGATAATTCTGACGTGCAAGATTGTCCCTATATTGGCGTATTCTGTTAATACGTGCCTGACCTTCACGCCCGGCTCCTGAAAGATTCATTGACGGATTACCTCTTCGTGTCCTCACTACATTCACCAAATTGGCGAGAACACTTCCTACGGCATTGATGTTTTCAGCGGCATGTAAACGTCTTTCAGCCTTAATTCTGTCTTCCTCACTTTGTAATGGATCCCGTCCTCTCAGGGCTTCCGCAAGTTCGGTGTAAGACAATCCCTCTTGTCCTTTTTGCTTGCGATAAGAAGCCACTCCTGACAGGTATGCGGCCGGTGACAGTTGAGGATGAGCCGCATAGGCTTCTTGTGCGCTCATTTCCTGCCATGGAGTTTCCGTTCCGGGAAGTTGTTCGGGCAGCTTGTCCGCATTTTCCCGTTCCTGAACGGTGTTGGCAGTAGCCACACTCGACATAGGCTTTTGAATAGCCACTGTAGGACGTAATGGTAACTGCTCCCGTGCGGTTTCTTCGGCTTGTTTCGCCGTAACTTCATCACGGATCCGCTGTTCTTCCTCCGGATTGACAATGCCGGCAGCTTCTTTTCTTTTTCGGTAACTGGTATATCTGTCTGTAACTGCCATACCTGTTATTTCTTTTTGGTGATTTGACTAGCTACAGCACCGCCTATAGGACCACCGAAAACAGTGGCCGCAGCGGTTATACCTGTATTAAGAAGACCTCCTAATGCCGATGATTCCTGTTGGGCCTGTTGTTGTTTCACATTATTAATAGCCTCCGTATATGATCGGTTTGCATCCAGATAATTTTTCATAGCTTGATCTTTTTTGGCAGTGGCGGTTGAGGCTATTCCGGCTGTAATATTTTCAAGTGACTGGTTTGCTCCCTGCTTCTGCAAGGCAACGCTCTCATCTGTAGCACCTGTTACAGCGGCGCTTCCTGCTGTCCGTTTGTTATTTGCCATCAGCATTTCTCTGGCTTGACGCAGAGCCGCCTGATTCGCACTATCCTGGAGAGGATCAGCGTAAGCCTGTTCCTGATAATAGTTCATTTCAAGATCCTTCGCTTTTTGAAGATCTTTGATTGATTCCTTATAGGCTTTATTGCCGCCTAGAACACTGGATAAAAGTCCCATAAATCGTAAATTGCACTTTATTATTTAATATCAAAAGTAATCAGTTACATTTGTATCATGTTGATATAATGCAAGACGGAAGTATATTGTATAAGGAAGGGGACAAGGTTGTTCTTGATGGAACCTCATGGAAGGGCACAGTTGTCAAAGTTGAGTCGGACGATAATATATGCGTGGAACTTGACAATGGGATTACCATGTTTGCCCGTTCGGAATTATTGCATCTTTGCACTAGGGAAAACACAATGCCGCTTCATGACGAAAATGGTAAATTTGCAATAGGACATCCAAAGGTGGGGGGAGTTAAAAAAGGATACAGGACTGTCCGTCATTATCGAAACAAGCTTATGGAGCAACTGGCTCCGTTTATTGAGAGCATGGGGGAGATAATAGAGGCTATTGATGATCCTAGTGATAAAGTACTTGCCGTTTCCCGTATTATCAAATATGCCATGCCGTCTCTTTCGTCCGTTGACTTTAAAGAAAATACAAAACGAGATCTCTCTGCGGAGCAGAAGATAGCCCAGCTCAATGCAAAGTACAGAAACTTGCCTGATCCGACTGTCAATGAGGAAGGAGAGGAAGGGCAGGAAGACTGACAATATTGGTGTATGTTTTGGAAATTGGATAACCATTGTATTACAGTTGTCATATTAATTTGTGTTATGTAATAATCGTAATACATTTAATATATGGCAGAAATAATCAATTTTAGACCGACTCCGGATGTGGTGCAGATGATAGAGAGTCAGAAAGCAAAGGGCGTCAATATCAGTCGTTGGATTAATAATCTTCTTATAGGTGCGGATAAACAGGCCGACAGCTTGAATTTGCAGATTTATACAATGCCTGAAGACGGGATAAATCTGTATGACAGTACAAAGTTAGCTATTGATCAGATGATATCACTTCATTCGATTCCATTCAGCCGGTTGAGCATATCCAGGTACAGGGAGGCCAATGATATTATAAAACAAGCAGGCATGGATTATTATCGCTTTAAGATAGACGAAGATAACTATATCTCGATAATAGCGGTGAACAGAGAAGAGGCTTCTGTGGAATTTTCCCGATATTATATGAAATCTGAAAACAAGGAATATGTCCGAACATCCGTACCACTACCCGTTTACAGGTTTGATGTAAAGAACAAGGTAGTAATCATTATAGCAAGCGAATAATGGAAATATGTAAGACAGATACAGTACGATTGCTCAGACTATTAAAAGAAGCGGCATTAATAATTGAAGACAATTGTAGAGGCATACGTTCGCTAGATAAGGCCAGACAGTTGCGACAGATGGCAAAGAAAATTCAACGAAAAAAAATAATTCAAAATGATAGAGTAATGAATAAGATTAAAACATACGTAATAACACTTTCTATTACTTTCCCGAAAAGTCATGTGAAAGCCGGAAGGAAAACCTTCTTTAAAGAAGCTATAATCAACGGAATTGATGGCGACCATGAAAAGTATGAATATCAGCACTTCAAGATACATACAGTAGACATAACTACAAATTATGGAAGAAACGGATAGATGAAATAAATGCTGGAAAAGCTATTCTTTCTATCCGACAATGGACAGGAAAGCCTTATTACAGTAAACAGGTAGAGATAAGGCAACTGAATAAAGTTGGCATACAACAGCTTAGAAACATGGATGACAGCTTCGCCTATGGCGTCAATGATGAGGGGAATATGTTACCTATTCCATTGGTTCTTTTATCCATCAATGACGGTTTAGAATTACCCGATTTTAAAGAATGGTTTAAAGGTTCTAAGCCAACTCCAGATAATCCAATGGCAATTATCCACTTTACCGATTTTAAATATTTTGAATAACCCTCAAAACATATAAAAAATGAAGCAAATAGTGATTGGAGATAAACCTTTAATGCAAATATCAGAAGAGGATATTTTGCAGGTTGCAGTAATTCAAGGATGCTGCGCTCATCCTGACTATTGGAATTATCCAACTTTGACCGAGTATGATAATACCATGTTTAGAGATTCAGTATGGTGTTCATACAAATCTACACGGAAAGAGGATAATCGAGATAGTGGCGAACTTACTTTCTTTTTGAATACCGAAGATTTGTCCTACCACTATCATAGAGGGTGGTCAACAGAAAAATGGCATGGAGAACGTCTTGGGTTAAATGCAATAAAGTTTTTGATTGAAAAGGGCTATGATGTGCCAATTTATTAATTCAAATATAATTCAAAACTAGATTAGGAATAAATGCGGAATATAATCAAGGATAAGTTGAAAAAATTGAGTAAAGAACAGTTGATAGATACTCTTACTGCTATTTACATGTCAAACACTTCGTATAAAATAGCGAATGCTGTGAGTAGTATAGAGTGCACAAATATAGCAGATACTATAGATGGAGTACAACAAGTAAATGTGAGTTTTGATCCATTACAATCAATATTAAAGAAAGAGGAGAACCATGGATAGTGTACAGACACAAACC